TGGGACTTATAGGGGCGGAATACTTCGCCTTTCCAGACAATACGATCGCGGTCTCTGGAGTCTGGATTAGCCATAGTTCCTGGCGCGATCTTCTCAATATCCAGCGCGTTAATGGTTAAGTGGAGGTAGTCAGCGTTGTAGAAACCCTGCTGGCTAATTTTGGTGTCGCCTTGTTTGATGATAGAGCGGATAATCTGGATCTGGTAAGGGCCAGTCCACATCTTGCCGCCTGAGCCGTTGTAGTAAGAGTCACCCACATCATAGATAGGGTCTACTGCGGTAGCGGTTGGGTTATAAAGCCACCACTCGGCATGGGTGCCCACAGGGTTAGTAAGGTCATTAGTAATACCTGTAGAGATAGATCCGCGCTCAAAGTCAGATGTAAATCTGCCACCAGGGGTATACGCTCTACTCATAGGTACTATTCTCCTCTATCTAATCTTATAAAACAGTATTACTTAGATAGAGCAGCAATCTCTTCTTGTGTTAGGCCAATTGCCGCCAACTTTGCATTGGCTGACTCTTTAGCGGCAGCAACTGCTGCAGCCTCAGCCTCACGTGCTGCCTGCTCCTGCGCTGCTTGTGCGGCTGCTGCTTCATTGGCAGCAATCTCTTCAGCAGTAAGAGGAACAGTTACAGACTCGGCCTTAATCTCACAGGCAGGGTCTGTAGCGTGGTCGTGGTCTGCACAGCAGACGATTACTTTAGTAGGTGTATCCATTATTTATCTCCTTTAAGCGTTCTTTAGGCCATACAGATAAAAGGTTGAGTTTGCGATAAAGTTTGCAGCGTTATTAGATGTAAAAGTCATAGAAGTTATTGCCGAAGACAGTCTGATTAAGTTTGCGCTTCCAAAAACCTGTACGTGAGAAGCCGCATAGTTTCCTTCAGATGCGTTAAAGACATTTATTTGTTTTGATGCCGTTGAGGTGTAATTAGGAATGTACAACTCACAAGAACTAAAGGTGTTTGCTGTATCTAAAGAAGAAGGGTTGATAATATAACCGCCGTTTCCAACGCCGCTTTCATTAGGAAAAGATTGAGAAGTTGCGCTTGAGCCATTTCCGTATACGGTAGTTGCTGAGTATATTCCAGTAGAATTACTGTTTAGCACCATTTGCCAACCGTCAGTATACCCAGAGTAATCTGTTCTAACGCTTAACGCTAATTTTAAATCCGTATAAGTTTGCGGAATTGACGAGAAGGTAACGGATGAGGCAGATGAGCCAAGGACTTGACTACCAATAAGAGTATATGTAGCAGCCATTTAAATCCCCCAGAGAGTTGCTTTAGTGCCAGCAGTAAATGTATTTCCTGTATAAAGAGTGATAGAAGTTATTGCATTAGTATTTCTCCATAAACCAACAACTGAAGAAGCACTTCCACTTCCGTTATTGTCTCCTGAAAAACTTATTAAACTTGTTTTATATGTAGAACCTGTATAAGAAAAAATATCTATTATAGAAATAAGTGGTTGAGTTGAGTTACTAACCGCAAAACCGTCTATTTGGATATAGCCTTGCCCTGTCGGAGAAGTGCTTGATGTTCCAGAGCCATTGCCTGACATAACAGTCCAAGAATAGTTATTTCCAGTATCTCCATTAAATTGAAGATAGCCACTATAACCAGCACCGCTTGAAAAACTATGAGCAAAAGAAATCTTTAAGTCTGTATATCCACTAGGGATTGATGAAAAAGTAATTGTTCCTGTAGCACTACCAAGAGTTGTAGTAGCAAGTGGGACATATGTAGCGGTAGCCATTAGTTAACTCCATAAAGTGATAGGGTTGTTCCTGCAGCAAGCGCATTGTTAGAAGTAAAAGTAATAGAGTTTATAGCAGCAGTAGAGAGCCATAGACCTGTATTAAACTCAGCCGAACCGCTTGAATTGTTGTTGCTTCCGCTCATTATTTTTGCTGTCTTATACTTTGATGTATTTGCATAATCAACAATATCTATAATTCCCACGTTAGGATAAGTTGCTACCGTAGTTGCTTCTACAGTATAGATAGTTGATTGGTTTGCAGCTCCACCAGCGGCTGCAGAACTTCCATTTCCATACATATAATGGATTGAGTATGTTCCAGTTGTATCTCCATTGAAGTTGATTTTGAAGCCGCCTAAGCCTGTAGCGTTTATAGCGTTATAGCGCAACTGCAATGATTTGTATGTTGAAGGAATAGATGAGAATGTAACTGTTGTTCCGCTTGATGCGGTCTGCTGAGCAATCAAGAAGAAGTTGCTTGGTACTACTGGAGTTACAGAGTTAGAAGCAGAAGATGCTGCAGATGTACCTTGAGAGTTAGTGGCTGTAACAGTAAAGGTATAGGCAGTTCCAGCAGTTAGACCAGAGACAGTGATAGGTGAGGCACCCGTTCCTGTAAATCCGCCAGGGCTAGATGTGGCTGTATACGCTGACACTGCAGCACCACCAGTTGCTCCCGCTGTATAGGCAACCGTTACGCTTGTACCAGTACCAGCATCTGTTGCTGTTCCAATAGTAGGAGCCTGTGGAACAGAGGCTGCAGTAACAGAACTAGATGCGCTAGATGCGCTAGATGTACCCTGAGAGTTAGTGGCAGTTACTGTATATGTTCTAGCGGTAGACGTTGGGTTTCCTACAGTTTCAGAGATTGATACTGGGCTTGATGCCCCTGATGCAGTTGCGCCACTAGATGATGTAACAGTATAAGAAGAAATAGAGGCGCCGCCTGTTGCATTAGCGGTGAAGGGAACAGATACTGAGGCGCTTCCAGTATAAGATTGTCCAGTTGCTACGGTAGGAGTACCAATAGTAGGTGCCTGTGGGACTGTAGTTGGGGTAGCAGAAGAAGATGCAGAAGAAGCGCTGCCAGTACCATTAGCGTTAGTCGCGGTTACTGTATATGTGCGAGCAGTACCTACTACATCAGATACTGTAATAGGAGAAGAAGACCCAGATCCAGTATTACCGCTTGATGAGGTTACTGTATAAGAGGTAATAGCTTTACCGCCCGAAGCAGTGGGTGCGGTAAATGGGACAGATACATTTGCATTAGCTCCATATGCTTGACCTGTTGGTACTGTTGGAGTGCCTACTGTAGGCGCGCCTGGGACAGTAGTAGCAGTAATAGATGCGCTGGCGCCAGATGAAGAAGATGTACCAGTTGTATTAGTTGCGGTTACAGAGAATGTATATGAAGTTGCGCTTTGTAACCCCGTAACGGTAACAGGAGAAGAGGCGCCAGTGCCCGTAAATGATCCAGGGCTAGATGTAACTGTATAAGAAGAAGCCGCACCACCTGTAGGGGCTGGGGTAAATGAGACTGTAGCCGCGCCATTATTAAGCGCGCGGCCAGTGCCTACATCTGTAGCAGAAGGCGCGCTAGGCGCATCTGGTACATCTTTAATCTTAAACTCTGGGCGCGAAATAGAGCTTCCGCGTTCAAGCTTACTTCCAGGAGGAAAACTGAAGCCCTCTTCACTAGCGTGACGAATACTCAATTTAAACTCCTATAGATAAATACCTTAAGCTTTTGGTGTTGCAGGCGCATCAGGAACATCTGCAATCTTCTTAGAAGGGATGCTGACGCTATATGCACGATACTTTTTTGTATTAGCCATCAGTTATCCTTTCTTATTAAGCCTACTTAACTTCTACGTAAGTTCCAGTGCAGTTTGGTACATTGCACTTTGTTTTAAACTGTGCTTCTGTTGGTAATCGTCCTTCTTGGTACGTGTGACCACACGTATCACATGCGTAGTTATAGATAGCCATTATTTAGGTTCCTTCACGATTGGGGCAGCAAAAGTGGTTCCATCGTATGCCCACCCAAGGGCAGCCGTACCTGTGGTGTCTTCTACAACAGTTGCGTGTGCGGGTTGCGATTCTTGGGCATCAACAAGTGAATCGGCAATAATAATATTGGTTACTGTGCCGTTATACAATACTGCAAATTTTGCCATCATTACTCCTTAGTAGTAAACAAGCACTGCACCAGTGCCACCGTTGCCGTTATTTGAGTTTCCTGATCCACCTTGGCCAGTTCCGCCTCCACCGCCACCTGCACCACCGGTGCCACCAGGACCGTTAGTGCCAGTATTTGACCCAGCACCTCCAGCACCTAAGTAGCCAGCACCTCCACTACTAGTGTAACTGCCAGTCGTTCCACCAGAGTATGTGCTTGTAGAACCTCCAGAATACCCGCCACCACCGCCACCAGCAGTAAAGTACCCTGAACCGCCGGCGGACGCACCACCACCGCCGCCACTAGTTCCATATGAAGGAATTGCACCAGAATATGAACTACTCATTGACCCAGGGCCAGAGGTTAGGTACGGAACACCCATCATTGAAAGCGCTGAACCAAATCCACCAACACCAGAAGTGTTGTTGTTTTGGTTACCACCACCAAAACCTGCTGGAGCGCCACCAAGACCTGGCCCATTACCATTTGAATTTTGCGCATTACCACCGCCGCCACCACCAGCAATAAGTTGACCTGCTAAAGAATAACCTCCCGTATAGCCAGGGTTGTTTGTTAAACTACCAGACCCCCCCGAACCCACTACGACGGACGTAGGCGACGGAATCCACCCTTGAACCGCAGCGCCACCGCCACCGCCACCAGTGTTACCAGCACCGCCCCCGCCGCCAATAACAAGTGCATAGACTTGTGCGTTAGGAAATGACAATCCATTAGTTGTAGTGTTGTAGGTAGCACGAAGAGTAACGTTATTGGGAATACCAATAATGGTGGGTGGAGTAGAGGTTACTAGCGAGGAATAACTAAGAGCCATTATGACACTCTCCATCCGTAGGATGAACCTACATAGATTAAGTTGACACCAGCGTATGCTTTGTCAATTGTAAGGTTTTGTGATGCGCCGTTAATATTTGAGGAGTTATTTGCAACGGTAATGTTATTAGTTGCTGCGCTTCCTGTGACGTCAAAGATATGAATTTCTGCGCCCAGTGCAGGAGATGCTGGAAGAGTTAATGTACGAGCCGCTGTGGTATCTACCATATAAGAGTTACCAGAGGCTAATGTGATGTTAGACGATGTAGCCGTTGCTGGAAATACTGGAGAAGATGAGACGGTAGCCCAAGAGATAGTTGTCCCATTTGATTGTAGCAACTGACCGTTAGTACCAATACCAAGACGAGCCAAAGTATTAGCAGCAGATGCGTAAAGGATATCGCCTGTTGTAGTAAGAACAGATGTTGCAGAGGGCGCCCACTTAACACCCGCAGTCTGTGATGAGTCTGCTGTAAGAACTTGGTTGTTAGAGCCCACGCCAACAGTAACTGGAGTCTGCGCAGCAGAGGCGGCAATGAGGTCGCCTTTAGTAGTTAAGGCATCAATTAAGGCTGCCTCGGAACGAGCTGATGTCATCTACTTACCTCCACTAGAGGATGTCTCCAAAGACATACCAGGTGTCTGTTGCTATCTTTAATACTGTAGCTGTTGAGTACTGGGCGCGTAGTTTAGGCGCGCTTGCAGTTGCCCCAGTTGAAGCCACAGTTGTGGTTCCGGATGTGACCGCCTGAATGGTTGTCTGTCCAGTTCCCGCTTGGATAATGGTAATGGAAGACCCCACAGGAAATCCCACTGAACTGTTTGTGGGAATTGAAAAAGTATTAGCGCTGGCGCTTGTCATAGTTACAACTGCGCCACCATCATTTAAAACCGTTGTATATGAAGATGTTTGGGCGTTAATGGCGTAGGTAATAGTTGATGCAGTGATTGTTGCGCCTGAGATGGTCGCCAAGTTAAAGGCTGAGAAGGTAATTAGCTCTAGGGTATCTCCTGCTTTAAGGGCGGCTAGAGAGCCAATAGTTGCGCCATCAGTGGCTGTGTAATCCTGGCCACGAACTAAAAGGGCGCCGTTATAGTAAACCTGCTCTTTACCTACAAGGTAAGAAATAGTCGCACCATTAGCGTCCACTCCAGAGACAGAGGTCTCTCCGCCCGTGGCTACATAGCGATATCTATATTGATTCGCTGCAGAGGTATTAGCTGTAGAGATACTCACTAGGAGATTTCGCTTCCAAACGCATTGAAGGATAGATTTGCTGAAGAGGCGTAGACGCGTAGGGTTGCGCCGTTTTCAAGGGTAAGTCCAAGAGTTAGCGCAGTTGTGTCATTAGCGTTCACGGTTGCGCCATAGACAATCCAGTTCTTAGCAACTGTAGAAGATGTTCCATTTGGCCACACGGCAATACGGTAAGTGGCTGGGGAGTTGGCTTGGTTACAGATAGTAAGGGTAGAAACAACAGCAGCGGCTGTGCCACTTGGTGTGTAAAGGGTTGTCTCTGTTGTGGCGGCTGGGTTAACCTGATTTAAAACTTTATAAGCGGTTGCCATGGGACTCCTTTAAAGGTTATAAAGAAATTATCCCTATTAGCACCCTGTTTGTATGGCTAAACTAGCGTACCCAAATCATCCCTGCGTCAGCTGCTTGGCGCAATCCCGCCGCTTTCCAGCCTTCGTTCTCCCAATCAGGCGCCGTTTCTTTAATCCATTTAGGGAGCTCTCTGGCTTTGGTAATAGGGAGGTATTCAGTGGGTTCATCGAGGTGATGCTCAATATATTGGAGAGCATATTCGGTATAGCCGTTGACCATGCTCAAGCGCTCTAACTGTTTAATATGCTTTGGTACATCTTCTAGCGTCCACTCAAAACATAGCTTAGGAGCTTTGCCTGTGTAGCCAGCAAATACTAGGTCTTCTCCGCCCTCAACATCGATTTTAATTAACTCAGGGGTGCCGTACTCATAGATAAGGTCGTCAAGCTTTACTGTGGTTGCCTTGATAGTCTCGTACTTCTTTCCCTTATATCGAGCCGTGTCTGCGGTTAGCCACTCCTCATTTAGGGTAGAAAGTCCGTCTTCAATGCACTCATAGAAATCTACAATACTTCCTGTGCTATCAGAGGCGGCTAAACGGTAAGGGATAACTCTAGGGTCATCTTTATAGTTAAAGACTAGGTTGTAAAAAACTTTAGGCGCTGGCTCTAAAGCGATCACCTTATTAAAACCTTTAAGGTGAAGTGCCGCCCAAGTAGCATCGCCTTTATTGGCGCCAATATCAAAGAACATCTTGGTGTTTACTTCTACTGGCTTATGATGGACTGCGTGTGGGATCAATTGAACACCTCTTTGTGGTAGATAACGTAGTCTTTGTTAATCCAAATTTGGTCCTCAATACCTGGGCCCCACTCGTAGGACTTATCTACTAAGAAGAAATCGTTGGCTTCCATAAAGGCCGCAATCTCTTCTGGGGACTTGTGGTTAGGCTGAGTCTTTATATGGTCGGTCTCAAGATGAAACATTTTTACATCCCTTAGGCGCAGGCCAAAGCCGTTAAGGACTTCCCAAGTAAAGCCTTCTACATCTACCTTAACTAGGTCAAGAAGCCCTGTGGTGTTCTCTCTTAATAAAGAATCCATGCGCGTAACAGGCACAGTGATTTCATTTACTTTACCTTTAAAGCGCTCATTGTTAACTACTTTATCGGCATAGATAGAGGAGCATCCAACCTCAGAGATATCATCAGAGATAACCTGTTGGAATTTTGTCTCTCCTTCGTAATCAGAGACAGCCACATGATGCACTTCCATCCATGGGTAGCGCTCTTTAGTAAGTTCAAAAGCGCTTGGACTTGCATCAATAGCAATAACTTTAGTTGCGTGTAAACGCTTTTTAAGCCAGTTAGCGTCATCACCATCACGTGTACCAATATCTACAATAGTGTTGGCTTTCTTACCAAAGTACTTACGGTAGTTAGCAACAATAGGCTCCATAGTATTAACTACATCTTCTTGCTCGGAGAAGTTTTTAATGTTCTTTAGGTTAGAAAGGATTCCATTACGGTACTCAGGAGCAATTGGGTAGTTATTAAGTAGGTCTTTAAATATATCGTGGCTTTCTTTATCGCGCCCAAGCCACCAACCACTAACCGCCTTCTCAAATAAAAGAGCGTACTTTCCTGGGTACTCAAGGTCTACTGGCAGTGGCTCAATGCGGTCTGCATAACGAAGTCCTAGATCAGCGTAGGTATAGGCCTCTTGCCACTCACCCTTGCGCTCATTGTGCCGTGAGAGGTAGAAGTAAGCTTCTGGTCTAGTAGGCAGATAAGAGATAGCCTGAAAAATAGAAGTCACGCTACTATGGCCGCGTCCCTGTTGTTTATCAAAGCAGAGCGCAATTCTTAGTAGAGAAGCGTAAACGATGTTGGGGTGGGTCTCATACCCGTACTCAGCAGCGCGTAGATAGAAAGATACAGCCGATGCTGTCTGATCTATCTTTAGATACTCTTCACCAATCCAAAAGTTTGTGTTGGGATTAAATGGTTGAAAGGAAGCCCTCTCAATTAGGGTCTTAATAGAGTCCACTGTTCTTTGCCTCCTCAATCATCTCTTCTACAACTGTTTCTGGTACGCGCAGAACAAAAGCACAGTTATCTTGGAAGCCAAATGAGATCAGTAGATCCTTATCTAATACAGCGGCTCCAGCGGCAAACTCAATGCGCGCATCTAGAAAAGAGAACTCTTGAGGAGATACCCCAATGATATTAAACTCTTTATCCCAGACGATAAGACGATGGCGATAGAAGCCATCTTTTTGGCTAAGGTAATTCTTAAATAGCCCTACCTCATGGGTAACTGATAGGTATACATCCCCATAGGTTACTAGGTGAGACCCCCCGCGCTGGTCAGAGAGCGGGACTCTTTTTTCTTTCTGCACTACGACATCCGTCTTAGGTTTCTTTGGGTCAGCCTTTACAATCTCTGCTGGACTAGTCCACTTAACAAAGTGATATGGCTTATCAAGGATTGGGTACCAGTTCTTCTCACAGTACGAGTCATCCTTACCTGGGGCGGGTATGCGAACACGCTTAACTTCTTTAGCGCTCCAGTTCTTCTTATCAATCTTTAACTTGGAGTACTCCATGCGACCTTCGCCATTTTCTTTAGTATCGCGGCGAACACCGATGGCGTAGTAATCGCCTTCCCACTGAACTAATCGTGCATCCTCTTGACCAACAAACTCCCAGACTGCTGGGGCGTCTAACTCAGAGGTATCTATGCGACAGTAGTCGGTAATGTTAAGGTCTTTATCTAGGCGGCATAGGTAGTTAACTGTAACTAGGCGCTGGTCTTTCTCTGGGTGCAGATAAGAAAGAGGGCCCCACTTTGAGGGGAACTTCTGCATATGCTCGGAGTGGTAAAGGGTGTAGTTGACGTGGCGCAAAATACAGAGGATATCTCCGTCATCATCTATAAATATGGAGGGGTTCATTAGACCAGTACCCTCGGTCAAACCCTTTTCAATAATAAGTGGGGCTAATTTGCCGCCGTTTTGCACCGAACGTTGCACCAAATTCATACCTGAAGTGTACAACACGGGTTAGTACATACATGGCGTAACTACATTTATCTCTGCTATTCTTACGCTATGGAAAAGCGCCCTTGGGGTACCTACGAGGTACTAGCAGAAGATGGTTCATACAAAGTAAAGCGCATTGTTGTTAAGCCTCAACAGCGCCTCTCATATCAGACTCACGAACAGCGTGTTGAGTATTGGACTATTGTTGAAGGCCATGGTCTTATTACTCTAGAAGGTGAAGAGACTGCCATTAAGACTGGCGATGCTGTTTACATTGATAAGGGCGATCCGCACCGCATTCAGAATCTTGGTGAGTCGGATTTAGTATTTATTGAGGTACAGCTAGGTGATTATCTAGGCGAAGATGACATTGTGCGCTTAGAAGATGATTACAACCGCGCTTAATTACATCCCACCCAGCATTAAGAAACTAACTGTTGGGTCAAAAGCGTAAGAACCTTGAATACCCTGTATACCAAGGTTACCTTGAATACCTGTTGTTCCTTGAAAGCCCTGAATACCTTGTAGCCCTTGCACTCCTTGGAAACCAGTAAGGCCTTGGATACCAGTTGTGCCTTGAGAGCCTTGTGTTCCAGTTGTTCCCTGCGTACCAAGTGAGCCCTGAATACCAGTTGTTCCCTGAATACCTTGCAGACCTTGTAAGCCCTGTGCGCCTTGAGAGCCAGTTACACCTTGTAGGCCTGTGGTTCCTTGTGCGCCAGTAACGCCTTGAATGCCCTGTACACCCTGCAATTGAGCATAGCCAAATCCCTGAACACCCTGAGTGCCTTGAGCGCCCTGCGCGCCTACGATTGCTGCTATCCATTGACTGGAGCCAGTGTCGTAGTACTTAATCTGAGACATTGAACCTCACTGGGCTTAGGGGAAGGACGCTTTTATTATCCCTTATTTATACTCTTTGGGCTGTCTAAATTGCGCTTTGTAAGAGTCAAAAAAGCGTGTACGAAGCAGACGTGTTGTTTTATTTTGATCCTGTAGTTGTTGTTGGGATCCAATTTCCATCTGCCAAGAGTCGCGCTTAAAAGGTATTACCTGTGCCATAGGAGTACCAGCTGGAATAAGGCCTTCAAAGCCCCAGTCATTTAATACAAATGGGAAATTAACAGGAGAGTTATATTGATCAGTATCTACAATGCCATCAAGAATAGTAAACGGAGACTCTCTGTGCATAGGCTGTGTAAATAAAACTGAATACCCAGGTGGGGTCTTAATAGCCCATGGGTTGATCCACTTAGGATAAGAACCAGCATCATGCAGGTTACCTCGACCAGGGTGGTTAGGCGCTTGAACTACTGGATGAAAAGATATAAGAGAGTAAGAAGGCCATTCATACCAAGGCAAGGTTTTACCCGTTGGCTCATTAGTCTCTGGGTTCATAATCTCTCTTTGAGAGACAAAGACGTCTGCATATGAATAAAGAATATACCCACCAGTGATGGCATCAAATACTGGCATACAACGTTTAATAGTGGCGCTAGTATTGCCGTCACCTGTAGGTTTTTTAGCGCCGTTCATATAAGACTCTAAACTTTTATACCACTCAGGAACAGAGGCTGTTGCTGGCTTTGGCTTAAACTCTTCAGGCACACCGATAGTATCGGTAAAGGTAATGTCCATATTGAGCTCCCTAAATAGGGTAGTATCCTAGCATGGAAAAGCGTTCATGCGGAAGTTGTACAAAATGCTGTGAGGGATACCTCTCAGGTGAGGCTTTGGGTCATACCTTCTACAACGGTAAGCCATGCCACTTTATTGCCATAGGTACTGGCTGTACGGTCTATGCAAAACGTCCTAAAGACCCTTGTGTATCCTACAAATGCGCTTGGTTAACTAACGCAGAAATACCTGAATGGATGAAGCCCTCTGATATTGACGCAATTATAGATATGCGTGAAATACAAGGGCATACTTATTTAAACCTTAAAGAAGCAGGTAGTCCCATGCAAGCCCGAGTGTTAAATTGGTTCTTCCAACACATACTTGCTACTGGGCATAACGCTTTATGGCAAGTAAATAATGGTTTAAATTGGGCAGGCAGTCCTGAGTTTAATTCTGTGATGGAATTGGAAAATCAAAAAGGTGCACATCAGGATTATCAGTAAACCCTCCCCCAAAGATATATCGTGTACCCGATATTACGGGCTCTACCTTGTGTAAAGTTTCACCTGGAAACATAATCGCTAAACCTTTAGATGGTTTGATTGTTAAATCATAATCAGGAAAAGTTATATTTCCACCTTCATAATCGTCATTAAAATAAAACACAAAAGTGTATAAATTGTAATCTCCAACTTTTCCAAAATCTGTATCTTTATCGCTATGCTTTTGCATAAAAGCCTCTTTGGGGTAAATGGCAAAGAGGTGGTCTGTTACCCAAATTGGATTGGGCACTAACCCTAAATATTTTTCTAACCCTAAAGCGCCATAATAATTAACAAGATAGGTGCTCATCTCGTTATTATCATTAGTTAAATGCCAACGATTAGACGAGCCTTTTTTAATGGTGCCCGCTTCTCTACGAGCAGAAATATATGCTATTGCTTTATCGCAATCTTCATCAGTTAAAAAGTTTGAATAGACTTTTACAGGATTAGTCATTTGGCACTGGTTCATCAGGAGGAGTAAGTTCTAGCCAGTTTTTAGTGTTTTCATTCCAAATATACATACCACCGTCTATTGGTTTTGCTACAGGTGCTTCCCATTCTTTATTTGTTGTGTTCCATATCCACGATAAAAATGGTGCAGGAGAACGAAAGTCAGTACCAGTCCAACTGTAACCAATACCAGCCATACCAAAAGTGCAGCAACATATTGTTTGTTTAGCACCAAGAGATTTACGAATTGTTTCAAGAATATCTGTATCGTGGTCTGATTCTTGAAATACTGCAACGTCAATAACTTTATTATTTTCGTCAATAAAAGCGTGATTATGCCAATCTAAATGATCCATTAGTATCTCACCACTACCAATCCATTACCGCCAAAACTGGCATTAGTGCTAGCGTAGGCTTGTCCACCACCACCACCACCGCCCGTACCATTAACAGCCGAAGGAGCAGCTGTTGAAGTAGTAGCAGCCGTAGCACCACCACCATTACCGCCATTACCAGCAGCATAACCTCCATTACCGCCTCCGCCACCGCCTCCGCCAACGGTGTAACTCCATACAGTTACGCCATTACCGCCATTACCACCGCTTGCATTACCAGTACCTCCAGCATTACCAGCACCTCCACCGCCACCCTGACCACCTACTCCACCTCCACCGCCAGCAGTACCTTGTCCAGCAGTACCAGAACCCCCATTACCTCCACCACCGCCAGAACCGCCATTACCGCCAGCAGCGTTGTAAGGATTGCCACCCGCACCACCACCTATTGCCGTTGTAAAATTAGTTAAAGAACTATTTGAGCCTTGCGAGTCGTATGACCCACCAGTACCTACCGTTACAACGTAATTTCCAGTATTTAGTGTTGCGTTTCCAGTGACAACACCACCTGCACCACCACCTCCACCTGGAACACGAGCAGTAATTCCCTTATTGTTAGCAACTGCAAAACCTTGAGCACCACCACCGCCACCAGCAACAATAAGGTAACCACCGTTGTTTGATGAGCCAGTAACTGTAAAGTTACCAGAAGTGTTAAAGACGTGGTAGGTGTAGGTACCGTCGTTGTTTACAGCATTGGCGTTAGAGCTTACGCTAAAGAATACCGAAGTAACTCCGTTAGAGGCAGCAGAGGCTGCCGAAGTTCCATTAGCATTAGTCGCTGTCACTGTATAGGTATATGTACCTGCTACAGTTTCGTTGACAGTAATCGGTGAAGATGCTCCAGTAGCAGTTACTCCTGAAGATGAAGTTACTGTGTAGCCAGTAATTGCAGAACCACCAGTTGCTCCAGCGGTAAATGGCACTGATACAACTCCACCAGTTCCACCAGAAGCAGTTCCAATAGTAGGTGCCTGTGGAACTGTTGTAGCAGTGATTGAGTTAGATGCGGCAGAGGCAGAAGATGTACCTTCAGCGTCTGTTGCAGTAACCGCAAATGTGTAAGAAGTAGCGCTTTGTAGACCCGCTACTGTAATAGGGCTTGAAGAAGCTGACCCAGTTAATGAGCCAGGATTAGAGGTAGCAGTAAAGCTACTGGCTATACCACCAGATGTTGCGGGAGTAAACGTGACTGTAGCCGCGCCATTGTTGTAAGCGCGAGATGTGCCTACGTTAGTAGCTGTACCAATGGTAGGTGGCTGTGGGGTGAAGTACTTATCTCCACCCGAAGCCGTTGTTCCAAAGATAATTGGCATTAGACGATATCTCCTACTACTTGCCAGACATCTGTAGCAACCTTGATACAGGTGGCTGATGAGTTTTGCGCTCTTAACTTAGGTGTTGCTGAGGTAGCACCAGTTGAGTTAATTGTTGTTGTACCTGATGTCACAGCAGCAATTGTAACCTGTCCTGCGCCAGTTTGGATAATCGTGATTGAAGATCCGATTGGGTAGGCTACTGATGCGTTAGTTGGGATAGAGACTGTAAAGGCTGAGCCAGAGCTTGCAGTAATAATTGCCGCAGCATCCGCTAGAACAGTTGTGTAAGCACCAGTTTGAGCATTGATGTTGTAGGAAATTGAAGGCGCTACAATTACTGAGTTGTAGGTGTTTGGTGATTGTAGGCTTAAACCTGATAGGTTTGTTGTCCACTTAACGCCTGTTGTTTGTG